TTAGCAATTGAAGAACTATTCTTTGATGTATCGTCGGAAACAAAATCAATACCATTATCATACTTAACTTTACCGACTTGTAAGAAAGAAGCCTCATCATTTGCTTGATTAGGATACTTAACAATATCTCCAACTCTAAAAATATCAGCAGCTTGAGAAGTTACTACTGAATTTCTATTATAATTAGGATTGTCAATAATTCTTCCAGTAAAATCATTATTGATTGGTTGTGCGTCGTTTCTTACAAAAAGTTCTTGAGTTTTATTATTCCATAAAACCGTTTTTCCAGTGATAATGTTGTCATAAGTCTGTAAGATATTGGATGGATTTCTTGCTACAATTGTTGAAGAATCTGGAATTGTTGCAAAAATTTGATTTGGATTTGAATCAATAACTACAGCAGTTAATGCTGGTTGATTTCCTAGTTCTACTCCTTCTCCTTTTTGGAAAAATTGAGATGTGGATACTCGAACCCAAACATTTGAACCACTAATTTTGGCAATAGTTCCAGTAGCTTTGGTTGATTTACCTTTAATTGTTTGGTTAGATTGAATAGCAGTAGTACCATTTCCAGTTAATTGGAATTGATATACTGGATAAAACTCGATGATTTGATCTCTTCTTCCAAAACGATCTTCCTGTCCAGAAGCATATTCAATTCTATTAGTAGAGAGTTTTACACAAGCACTTGAGAGATCAATAAGAGGAGACAAATAATCCTTAGTTGATGATAATTGTAATTTATATGTTAGTGATCTTGTGAGATTATTCAAAGTTTCATTAATTCTTGAAGTTATTACTTTTTGATTTGTAAAATAATGAGTTTCATTGAGGAAAGTTTTTTCATAATCAGACGTTTGTGAATATGACACATAGTTTGTTGTAGAAGAATCTACTGGAATAATATTTGTAGTTTTGACAGAACTTTCTAATTTTGTCCCAGTTAAAGACAAGTAATGGATTTGTGGGTAAAGAATTTCAAATTTTCTATTATAAGATGCATATACACCAGATCCACCTCCAAATGAATTTGCTGATGCGTTTGCAATAGAAATAATATTATAGGTGTCTATTCCAGAATTACTTATCTGGAATAATGTATTGTTTAGAATATCAGCGGTTACTCCTGCTGTCTCTAAAGCTGATCTAAAGAAGACATAAGATTTACCAGAAGTTTCAAATCCATGATTTTTATGAGTTACTTTTACAATGCTATTATTATTTTTGAATAACTTAGAAGTTGCGTTTGTATTAGAACTTGCATTAGTCTCAAATGGATTAGAATCTAGTTTTTCATATCCTAGATTATTATTTGTTATTAGTAACTCTGCCGTTCTGGATATATCAAACTTGGCACGATATAATTTGAACTTTAAATCTTCAAATAAATCTTCAGTCCAGTTATCAACATTTTGTGATCTATAAACTGATCCAAGAGAAGGTTGTGTAGTGATTACTGTGCTAGTAGCAATATCAATTTCACCAAGTTTTGATGCCCAAACTTGATAATCAACAGAATCTGTTTCTACTACTAGAGCATACTCAGTGTCATTTTGTAGATAAACTGGATAATCAAATGCAAAATTTGTTGGCACTGTTGATTTAGTAACACCATCTACATCTATGGCGACACCCATCACAACTGCTGGAGTATCAATCTCAATAAACGTTTCTATCTCGCAACCACCAGCACCATTGCCAACACCCTTCACAACAACTGATGGTGGTTCTGTATATCCAAATCCTGGAAGAGAAATTTCAGCGTTGTATATTTTTCCACCAGAAACTTCAATACGAGCAGTTGCTACAGCTCCACCAGGAAGTTGTGGACTTTCAACAGTAAGAATAGCACTGGTATAATTTTGACCAGTTGTTTTTACTTTAATATCAGATAGTTTACCACTATTTTTTGCAATTGTCAGTTTTAGATTTGTCCCATTAGTGGCATTAGCTAATGTAACGGAAGGAATGTTAAGATCCTCGTTTTCTTTGAATGATTTTCCATTATGATTACTCAGAACAAGAGTATAAACTTGTTCATTAGTAAGAGAAAAAGTATTGGATGTCGATGCAATAACTTCTACACCATTCTTATCAATTAATTTTAAAATTGGTCCGCTTGCTGAAGAGCTTGCTCCCGTAACATTTTCTCCTTTTGTAATAGTTACATTACCATTTGCATAACACTTCAAGAAAGTATTAGGATTAAGAACTTTTTCAGATCCAGGAACAATATTTTTTCCAGGTTTTCCAGAGATAACATCACTAATATAAACTTTAATTGGAACATTGGTGCTCTTACTAGAGAAGAATAAATCAAGACCAGTAGTAAATAATCCACCGCTGTAATTTTCAATTTTAAATGTTTGAGCAAGAGGATTTGGTCTAAGTGGATTTGCTGTATTATTATCAATTATTTGAACACCCTCATTTGATTTAAAATATGCTGGTTTTGTTGAGACGATGCTAGATGGATTTTCTGGAAGAATACCAGTTGCATAAAACTTAACCTCTGCATACGTGCTAGCACTATCTTTATCTTTTTCTGAATATGTTGAACTAGATGTAAATCTAAATGTTAATACTCCTGTTGTAACTCTAACTTCCTTACCAGTTGTATCATAATCAATCGTATCGATATCTCCAGTCCAAGTTGCATTTTCTCTTGGTGGAACACCAGCAGGAATTAAAACAATACCACTAGCATTTCCGTTTTCGTCAGTAATAACCTTTCCATTAAATGCTGATGAAGAATTTCCTGCTACACCAGTAAATCTTAAATCTGGATTAACCCAGCGATTTATATCTCTTCCTTCCAGAAAAACATTTACAACAGTATTTGGCTTAAGTCTTCTAATAACATATTTTACTGCTACACTTCTAGCAAAAAATGATAGCGCGGATGAAACAATATTACCTTTTACAGACTTTGTTTGAACACCTTTTGCTATATCATTATTTTGTGGACTAATATTAGACGAACTTGATATAGAAGCAGAGGTAACAGAAGCATTTGCTTGTTGACTATTAACTTCTCCAAGTGAATTAATTGATGTAAATGCTGGTGATGTTCCAACCCAATTAATAACAAATGAATTGTATAGACTTGAAAAACTTTCTTTGGAATTTGTTTTTGCTAAAAATATATTGAAGAGACTTGTATTTGTATCAACAACAATTGGATTTATAGTTTGATCGTACCAATGATCGATACTTGGAATAATCTCTGCGTCTCCAACATATTGAATAACAACAAATGGATTTGGATTGATAGTTTTGAAGGCAAACGAATTTCCTAGTAATGGAAGACTAGAATATGGAAGTGTTATAATATTTCCAGATTTTTGATAACCAGATACAGATCTTTGATCTTGTCTTGTATTAACTTCTTTTAGGGTAATAGAATCTTCTTTGGATTGAGATCTCAGAACAGATTGTTGCGTATCAACAGAACATTGATAATCAAGAGATGCTAAATTGCCAACCTTGTGAGACTCAAAATTATCAACAAAGAAACCACTCTTAAATCTGTCCAATCCAATTTCATCTTTAACTTGCATGTTAAGAGCTTGTTGCTCAAGAATACTGAGAGTTGTATAATACTCCAAACGTTCAATGCGTTTTTCAAGTTTACCAATATCTCTCATTGTATATCTACGATTATCTACAGGAGTAATCCTTACATCTTTACCAGTTTTTGTATATGCTGGAACGTAAATATAAAATAGAGGAATACTATCATCAATAGTATCTGGTTTTGACGGGTTGAGAGAAGAGTTGCCTTCTTTTACAAAAAATTCTCCTTTTTTATTCAAGAATACTCCATCAATACGATCTAAGTATTGAACTTGACTAAACGAAAATGTATATTCTAAGTTTGGATCTGGAGCAGGAGTTGATGCAACAACAGCACCAGATCCAGAGAATTTTCCAGTTGTAATCGCCAAGGATGCGGTATCTTGGAAACCAGCAATAATTGCAGAATTATCAACCTTTGGTCTAAAATCTAATACATTTTTCAGTTCAATATTTCCAAGAACTGATGAATTAAAGGAAGGAATTTCATCTTCAGTAACTCCATCTTCATGCAAGTAACTATCTACAGTACAGAAGTCTCCTTGAGAATGCTCGAAATAATCAAATGCAATCAATAACTGACCAATCGTTGGCTCAAATCCTGGTTTTAAAACAATTCTTGATACATCATAAACGGTATCTCTTTGACCATCATCAAAAGTAAATCTTGAAGATACATCAGTTCCAGATACTAAATTACCAGCAGTATCTACTTCTGGTGGTTGAGTAGTTGTCCCTTCATAAACGTATCTTAATTTGTAGGCATCTGAATATGATAAAATATCAATTACCTCATCATCAGCATCTTTTCCTCTAAATGGGATAACTCTATCTCCAGCAGAAGCAACAATAATTCTTTTGTTAGTAACAGATGTCTTAAGTCTTGGTTTTGCGTTACTTACTTCTAGAGTTGCCGTTAATTTTAACTTAGGGAATGTTCCGTTTG